TTTATTATCAAGCAAAATGAAGTTGTTGCAGAGTTCGCCCCTGTTGTTACGGCTCAAACTGGCCTGCTAAATACGCCAGTTATCGACAAAAAGCTTGTGACGTTTGACACTGTAATGAATCCAGCGCTGAAGGTGTCGCACTTGGCCAGCCTACAAAGCACAACAGCGCCATACCTAAACGGGCTTTATAAGCTGCTGACCGTGCAATATACTGGAGACTCACAAGGCCCAGACTGGACAATGAAATGTACAGGTGTTCTGGCAACCGACTTCAGGGTGATTTAATGCAATACAGAGAGCTGGCCAAGATAATTGATGACGCAACCTTATTTTTGCAAGCAAACTTGCACACATGCACGATTGGTAAAATATCGGCAGTAAATGGAAATCTGGTTGATGTTGAGCCGGTGATCCCGCGCATAGTTGACGGAAAGCCGGAGCCTTTAACTGTATTCCCTGATGTGATGGCGTTCTGGTTTGGCGGTGGATCATCATATGAAACATGGCCCGTTTCAGTTGGTGACTATTGCCTGCTGATAATTCAAGAGCGCTGCTTTGACAGGTGGGCTGATGGCACTGACTTTGCTGAACCACCTGAAGCCAGGATGCACGACTATTCAGACAGTATTGCTTTGTGTGGGCTTAGAAACCTAAACCAAGCTGTTGAGATAATCGACAGAATTCACCGGGTTGGCAACATGCTGCATGAGGGAGATTTAGAGCATACCGGCAACACAGAGCAAACCGGAGATTTTGAACTTACTGGAAACATGACTATCAACGGGAACTTAACCGTTAACGGTGATATAACTTGCACGGGGACTTTAACAGTTCCGACTATAAACACTCAGACCCTGACTGCTTCAACTGGTGCCACAATAGGCGGAAAGGCATTTGATACGCATCAGCATAGTGGCGTAACATCAGGCGGAAGCAATACCGGAGGAGTGGCATAATGCGTGTATCAGGTTTGGACAAAAGCAACGATTGGCGCTTTGGGCGCGGCCTTGCTTCTTATGTGAAAGATGCTGAAGCCATCCGGCAAAACGTCAGTACCAGGCTGAAAAGCTTTAAGCGTGACGACTTCTTGAATACTGATGCAAATATTGATTGGGTGACTCTTTTAGGTGCCAGAAGCACAAAAGACCTGATCAAGCGTGAAATTGAGCGCGTGACCCTATCCACTGACGGAGTGCTGAAAATAAACACGCTAACGATTGATGTGTCAGTCTCTACCAGAACGGCTACAATAGAGATGAATTACTCTGACATATTCAGCGAGGACAACGAATTGAATTTAGGTATTGCCTTATGAGTGCGCCAGAATTTACCGCCGCTGGGGTTGTGATCCAGACCTTTCAGGAAATATACGACGAACTAGCCGCAGGTTATCGCGCCATTTATGGCCAAGACATTGACCTTAGCCAAGACTCACCTGACGGCCAGCGCATCCAGATTGAAGCTAAAGCACGGCAAGACATGCAGCAGTTCGCTTTGTCAGTCGCTAACGGCTTTGACCCAGACTTTGCAACCGGTACGCAGATCACAAAAATTGCAAAGATTGCAGGTATCAACGGAGTTCGTCCGGCCACCCGCTCGCAGTGGGATTTAAAGATAACCACAAGCCGTTCAGTATCTTTGCAGGCTAATTACACAATACAGGACGACTTAGGGCAAAACTGGCTCATAGTATCACCTGTAACGGTTCCGGCTGGCGAATCAAACGTAACATTCATATCTGAACTGTTCGGCCCCGTGTCCGGCCTGATTGGCGCTACATTCACACAGCAAACCGTTGCGCTTGGTGTTGTCAGCTTTGAAGCTGAATCAAATGCTTTAGTTGGTACGGCAGAAGAAACTGAGTCAGAGTTCAGAAACCGCAGACGCCGCAGCGTGGCCAAGCCAAGTTTTTCTGTTATTGGTGGCATGATTGCAGCGCTGTGGAATATACCTGGCGTTACTGATGTTCGGGTATACGAAAACAAAACCAGCGTTGACGATGCTGTTCTGGACCTGAATGCTCATTCAGTGTGGGCTATTGTCGAAGGCGGAACGACTGCTGATATAGTTTTTAATTTAGTCACTCAGCGCAGTGCAGGCTGTGATACCAAAGGCAGCCAAAGCGGAACATACACCGAAACAATACCGCTTCCAAACGGAGGAACAACAACTTATGTACACGTTATGCAATACGACAGGCCGACACCTGTTCGGCTGTATATCCGGTTTAATTACACCAGAATTGATGTTGATGAGCCAATAGATGTTGACCTGATAAAGCAGAACCTTGCAGCTCTGGACTACAGCATAGGCCAGAATCAGAAAGCCTCTGATTTGTACGCAACTGCCAGAAGTGCTGGTAATAATTATTTTGTGACTGACTTAGAAATAAGCCTAAACGGATCCGCATGGACAAATGAGTTTTTATCGCCAGGTGCAGCGGGTAAGTTTACTGTTTCTGTTGCCGACATAGCAGCAAATGAGGTAGCCCCATGATGCTGACTGAACAGGAATTTATTGATCAATATTCAATACTCCTGATCAAACAGTATTGGGAAAAGCCAAAGGCAAAGGCTGAGATTGAGCTATATGCTCGAAGCTGGTACAAATGCTACAAGCTGCTCTACCAGTTCAATCAGCAGTTTGACTTAGATAGCGCATTCGGCAAGCATCTTGACACGATTGGTAAAATCGTAGACTTTCCGCGCCTCGTGCCTGATGTTATTTCAAACGTGTTTTTTGGATTTGAAAGCAATACAAATGCTGCAGGTTTTGCTGATAAATTTAACAGCAACAGGCCGACTGCTCCAATGCGTGACAAGTTTGGTCAGCAGTTCACAAGCTTGGAGTTAGACGATCCAGATTATAAGTTTTTTATACGAGCCAAAATACTTAAAAACGCATCTTCACCATTTATCAGCCATCCTGAATTAGTAAGTATTCAAGATGTAGTTTTGCAGGTTTTTGATGGTCAAGCTCTAGCCATCGATAATAAAGATATGACCATATTTATTGCTTATGGTGGAACAATTCCAGAGGACAGAATAAACTTACTTCGGAAGCTAGACTTAATACCAACGCCGACTGGTGTCGATATTGAATATGTTCCACCAGTTTACTTTTCAGCGTCACGCTGGTTTAAAACTATGAATTATACAGTACCGGAGAACTTTAACTGATGGCAACACCTGAAGAAAGATTAGAACAAGCGGCAAACATGGCAGAAAATGCCAGCTCTATAGCTTCAGACTGGGCAAATGGCCCAGATCGCAATGTCACCCCGGAACCTATATCCGGCCCGCTGCCAACTATCAGAAAGTTTTTAGCGTCTAAGTCTGTTGAAATTGATAATGCGGCCAATGCTGCTGCAGTTCTTAGATCTGATCTGCAGTCAGATCAAGGGGCATCCAATGTCAATTTCGGGACAGTGCTAGGAAATCCAAATGTTGACGGATTGGGGCTGGCCTCAATAGTAAACAGAGCAGAAAACACGAATACATACGCTACCGGACGACTAATGTCGAAAATAGCGTCAGGTTTTGGCGGCACAATTTTGGTGGTCAGTGACTCAACAGGAAACGAGCCATCAGAGTGGGTATACAGGCTGGCTCAAAAATTAGCGGCTAACAATTCTGCATTAACAGTAAACTATAGGCTGTGGGACGTTGCCAACGATGTATACCTACCACCTGTTGTTTTTGGATCTGGTGCGATAGTTGTAGATATATACAACGCAGCCGTATCAGGTTCACGACCAGATTATTTTTACGGCTCACGCTTTGCGACCATGATCGCAAACATATCAGTTTTAGATTTGTTAATTATAAATCATGGCCATAACCTAATAACTCAGTCGAACGATACAGACACATTGCGCAGACGGGCCCCTCAGTTGTTGGAGCTTCCGGCCATGCTGACTCGTCTTTATCCTGGTTTTGGCCTGATATTTGTCGCTCAAAACCCGCAAAGGGACAACAACAATTATGAACCAGTCTACAGGGCAATAGTCGATGCTGCTGGAATTTGCAGCGCTGATTTGGCTAACGTTTATTCTGAGTTTATCAGGCTTGGAAAGCCAGCTGATCTATATAACGATAACATACACCCCAACTTTGACGGTCAGACCATATTTTTAGATAAAATTTATTATTTCTTTTCCCCTTCATCGCATAAGGCTATGCGTGATTTTATTGATAATGGTGCAGATAACTTACTGTATAACGGAGATTTTTTAGAATATGGATCTTCTGGGCCTATAGGTTTAACCACCTCAGGCGCTACACCATCAAAAGAATTTACAATAAAAGAAACAGGAGAATATTCGCTTAAACTAACCTCTGTGTCGCAAGGATCTTTAACAACAGCTAGGTTTGAGGTTCCAAATTATACAAACCTAGCTGGATCTGTGGTCACATTGGCTGTGCGAATGTTTATCCCCAGTACAAATACAGATTTGAATAGTGGTCGTATCGGCCTGCTGACTAACACAGACACAACAAACAACACGTCTGGCAATTCAGGTAAGGGCGGCTGGCACTGGCGTTTTATATCGATTCTGGTTCCTGCTGGGGCAGCATACTTGAGAGCCGTAGTGTATTGCAGTAGCGCTAGTACGGCTGGTTCTATAATCTATATCGACAGAATGATTTTATGTCGTGGCAGATTGCCATGTGATAATTTTCCAGCAACTCAACTTCCAAATTATAGATATTTAAACTATACAGGATCGGCATCTTCTATCGATGTTTTAGGTGTGGAAACCTTAGAAATTGCAGCCGGATACAGCGGAACGCTGTCAGAACTAACCAGTGGTGTTGTTGGTCAGTTTTTGCGTTTAATTGCAAGAGGCAACGGGGTCTTTGTCAGTGGAAATACTTCAGGAAATATAAGGCACCAGCACGCAGATAGAACCGTTCCATTGCGAGCAGGAACAGTTTATTTCGCTCGATTTGACGGATCCTTGTGGTTAATACTTAACCCTATGCCACGTACAGGTTGTGAATTTGTTGGTGATGAGTCAGTAACGCTTTATGTAGGCGTTAACGCGCAAAACCAAGTATATGACACTGAGTTGACGGCAAACAGGTCTGTTACCACAGGTATTAGCGGCGCTCAGGCTGGAGATATTTTTAATATAACCCGAACAGCTAACGCAACTGGTGGAACTTTAACAAATGGTGCTACAGGAAAAGTAATAACTGTTGGTACATGGGCTGAATTTTTATTTACCGGATCAGTGTGGATATTGAATAGGCAAGGTACACTGTGAATCCATAGGCGCGCTAATCGGCAAACTATATATTTACTGATTAGCGCGACAGAAATTCTTATTGGTTAACATAAGATTAAATTAAACTGGATCTAAAATGTCAAAAGTAACCAGATTTAACGGAAACTTAGCAGCCTTCGCTTCAAATGCGCAAGGCCTGGAACGGACTATTTTCGGGCAAGAGACGCAGAGCAATGAGCTTACCGCGCAGCAGACAGCTGAATTCTTGCGTGGCTGGGGATTGGTTGGAGCTTCTGACCGGCCAAGCATTCAGGACTTTAACGCAGCTTTTTACACGCTTAGCCAGCTTCTGGTCTACCTTCATCAAATGGGCGTAGCTGAGTGGAATGCACAGCAAGAGTATTTTAATGGCTCACATGCTACAGACAACGGCGATCTGTACCGCAGCACAACAACCAACACGAACACCAGGCCTTCAACCAACTTAGGCGCGTGGGTCAGGATTACTGACAGCGGAAACTTTCAGGCCTTGTTTGATGCAGCGTTCAACGGTAAGACAACAACATTCACCCGCACGGCTCTGGCTTCTGCTGATGCGGCTGCATTCCGCACCTATTTGGCCCTTGGCTCGCTTGCAACGCTTAGCAGCGTAAACAACAGCAACTGGTCAGGCACTGATTTAGCAATAGAAAACGGCGGCACCGGCGCAAGCTCTGCGGCCACAGCAGCGGCAAACCTTGGAGTCCCACAGGCTGGATCAGCTTCAAATCAGGTTCGTGTTAATTCTGATTTAGATGCAAGGTACTTGCAGGAAGTGCCGACCGGGTATCAAGATGTTGGCTCTTTTATCATGGCAACGTTCCGACCAACAAGTGGGCTGCCATCCCCTGGAGGCACAACTTCAGGTAGTAACCTTTACCCTGCAAACACCAGAAATGACCCTGACGATTCTTATGGGTCACTCACTGGAACGTGGCGACTGATGGGCGCTATACAGTCAGGAACCGGGGTAAAAGACTCAAGGACTTCATTATGGCAACGAGTTTCTTAACAACGAAAGGAAAGTGAAAATGACAGGTACAGCACAACCAGATAAGCCAGAAAAACCGGTTAAGCCGCCAGTTGAAAATAGTCAGCCACCTAAGGAGCCTGAAAAAGAATGATTTATGAGCAGACGGATTTTTTAAAGTTCGTTCTGCTTATCTCAGTTTGCCGGTTAAATCCGGCTTCTGAGTTTATTTTACTCCTGCACGTCACAAGCGTTTTTATCATCATGTTTGCAAATTACAACCCTGTAGGCATTTATTGCCTAGTTTCAGTCCTCTATTGTGCCGCCGCATCTTCAGAAATAAAGATTTCATCATCTATTCGTTATGTTTTATTTGCCATTGGTGTACTAAACTTCGGGGCAGCTGTAGATTTCCACGTAACCGAATATCAATCGTTTTATTATCAGGCTTTGCCATTTGCGATTAATGCCCTTGACCTGATCATCATTATTTTTCTACTGAAGGGAGGGCGTGGATTTGTTGGGAATGATTTATCTCTATATATCCGTGAAATACGCACCTCTTTTAACAATAGTTATTTCAGCTATAATCATCGTCATTCACTATTTTATTTTAAAAGCAAAGGTAAGAAAGAATGATGAGCGCAGGAAAAATGCTGCAATTAATGCTGGACACGATAAGCAACCATAGCGACTATTTATTCCAAAAATGGCTTGCCGCTGGCAGCTTAATTTCATTCCCCACAGGCTTAATTCTCGGCCTATCAAACGACACAATTCAAAAGATTACATCTACAACTGAGGCGGCAACACAGGCCGCATCTGAAGCGTTAGGATTGCCAGATTACGCCGCCATAGTCAGCATGGTTTTAGGTATATGTGGCGCGATTCAAATCATTGTAAACATCTACTACAAAATTAAAAACGGCGGTAAGTAATGATCACTATCAAGCGCTGGTATCACAAAGACTGTACGTTGGGCCGGTTGTCACTTGGCAACTTTCAATGCTTCACCTTAGAGCTGCCAGATCTTGATAATGCGTCAGGCATTAGCTGCATCCCGGTCGGAACCTACAAAGCATTTAAGCGGCAGTCACAGAAAAATGGTTCAGTGATTGAATTAAAGGCGGTACCCAAACGTCAGTTTATCCAAATTCACCGGGGCAACTACACGCGCCAGATTGAAGGCTGTATCCTGGTTGGCAGTTCCATTGCATTTTTAGACAACGACCAAGTGCCGGACGTTACAAATTCAGGTGTGACAATGGATAAGCTTTTATCCCTGCTTCCTGATGAATTTGAGGTGAAAATATTATGAGCTGGTCAAAAGTTGGTGATTGGATAAAAGACAATGCTGGCACTGGGGCTGCCTTAGTTGGCTCATTGCTTACAGGAAACGTGCCTGGCGCAATAGCTGCTGGTGTTTCTCTTGTTAGTGGTGCAACTGGTACAGATGACCCGATTAAGGCTCTTGCGGAGTTGCAGAGCAATCCTGAAGCCATTGCTCGACTAAAGGAGTTGGCCAATCAGGAAAACGACAGCATCAGAAAGCATATTGAAACCATGGCAAAGATAAAGGCTGAAGCTGAACAAGCTCAGCAGAAAGACGATCAGCACAGCCACGAGCAAACCCAGTTAACTATTAGAAACGGCGATAACGCAGAAAGCAGGGTAGTAAAATACACAAGACCTGGTCAGTCGTGGATCAGCCTTTTTGCTGCCTTGTATTATGCTCTGGCAGCTGCAATGCCAAGCGAAGGAATACTGATGCTTCTGCTTACCCTGCCGTTTACCTATGCGGGATTGCGAGAATTTGGCAAGTGGGCCTCATTAAAAAAAGCCCCATAACGGGGCTTTATTATAACTGCTCAACGCTAATCGGCCAGACTAAAAACTTTTCCTTAACTGCTTTGGGTATTTCACTTTCAGGCGTTTCAGTAATCATCGTAAAAGGCTTATAACCCGGTATTTTTATTTTAAACGCCTTCAATTATTCCTCCAACATCGTTGACTGCCTCAACTCATCACAACCAACTGACCAGTGCCTGAGTTTTGACCGCCTTAGCTCCTGCACCCGTTCGCGCTCATGAATAAATATGGCCCGAATGTGATCCAGGTGCCTTCTGAATTCTTCGCGCTCCTGCACTTCTTTCATACCATCACGGCGGATAAGTGCGATCATAGCGATAAGGACAAGTATAATTAAAATGAACATGAGTACCCCTCTATAATTTTGGTTCCCTCACTCATGAGGGTGTCACGGTCAACATGCTTCACAACCAGATCACCCTTTGCAAACGGATGCCAGATTAAAAACATACTGCCTTTGTTGTTGCCACCGGTTGGTTTTCCGGTTTCAGGATCTAAAAACGCAAGGCGGCCGCCAGTGATAAATCGCACTTCCTGACAGTTTTCAATGGCCTTTTTATACCAGCCGACTGAAGTGTCAGACATAACCAGCATAACAACGCCAATGCCATTCAGCATAGACTGTTCAGCTGCTTTGCTAACCCAAGGGCCAATATCAGAGTATGGCGGGTTACACCATACATAATGACCTGCACCTATCCCATTATCAGGATCCGGCAACCAATCGTATTCGCCAATTGCATTATTTGATTGGTCAATAAATTTTAGGCACAAAGCATTCTCTTTGCTGGCCGCAGCGTCCAGCCTAAAGCTAAACTCTTCGCTCATTGCTGCAAATATCTCTGGCGGTGTCCGCCATGCGTTTCTGTCCATTACACCCGCACCCCTGTCATTTCGCAGTGCATGTTGCGAGCAAAGCGAAGAGCTTTGTGTGCGCTGCTAATCAGTCTGTTTTTCTGGTTCGGGCCATCCGGAAGCAGCCAGCATCCCTTATTATGACACCATGCCAGCGTTGCCTGACCAACTCGGATCCCGTAGCCGTATCGAGCTTCACATTCCAGAACATCAGAGCCCTGCTCTTTTTTGTATTGGCGTGTTGCAGTTCCCATTATTCAGCTCCCATCAGTGCGCCGATTGCATCCAGCTTTTTGTTGATGCCGTCCAGCTCTGATTGAACATCGGCCATTTGTTTTTCTGCCAGAGGCAATATGTCATCCCACTTAAGAAGGAAGGAATAACCCGAACCAAAGCCTTTTGGCGCAACATAGAATAGCCCCACTGATTTATCCCGCAATGCAAGAGATTCACGCAAAGTTGAAAGCAGGTTTTCCAGTGTTTTCTTGCGCTTAATAATTGACTCTATATTTTCAACAATACTCATAAATCACCTATTAAATTAATTAAACTTATCACTTAACTGATTTCAGGTGCCGCCAGTCGATTTCCTTTATTTTCTCGACTGTGGCCGCAACCTGATCCAGCGACTTTAACGCCTTGGTGAAGTTTGGCAGCAAGACACCGTTTGCTGACGCTGCCAGAGAATCCGACAGGCCGCGTACAAGGTAATCGCTCAGCGCATCCCGCACCGACTCACTGCTGATGCGGGTTAGGCTCAGCAGAAGTTCAAGGCGTTCAGTTGTTTGGCTGCCTTGGATTAGGTAGCGCATGAGCAAACACCAAAAAGCTGATACGTTAGAGGGCTTGGGGCGCCTTTTAATGTAACTGCTGTTCGCTTAACAAGTGTTTGGTTTTTGCGGTGCTCTACAACTAAAGTATTTTGTTCAGCATGAACAACTTTTCCGTCAACAGCTTTCATTCTGACAGATCGGCCATTAGTTGAAGTGACAGTAAAAGTCACACTATCACCGACTTTAAAAGATGCCGGATCAGGCTTAATGTACTTTTCGCATTTATCGCACTTGTGGATACTCATCACGCACCAGCCTTAACCAAATTACGGTAATCAATTGCAGCCTGACCAGTAAGCACTACGGCGACTAGTTGCACTGGTTGGGCCTTGCGCCACACTTCGGCATGACCTGATGCTGATGCCACTTGAAGAGCCTGCAGCAGCGCACCTGAGTCATCACCGACAAAGCGGGTGCTGTTTGTTTTTGCTTGCAAAACTGGAGCAATGGCGAATTCATTTGATTGACCAGTAGCGACCTGAACAACCTTTGCAGCTTCTGCCACTGTAGGTGCCTGCTGTGCCAGATTAGCTTTAGCCGCCGCCAGTTCGCGCTGGTGCTGCTCCTGCTGCAATTGCATCTGTTCGGCTTGTTGCTGGCGCTGCTGCTCTTGCTGCTCCTGCAATATCCGGTTTTGCTCTGCCTGTTGCGCTGCTTTGGCTTCGGCTTCTGCTGCGCGTTGCTGGGCTAAAAGGTTGCGCTCAGACTCCTGTTTTGCACGTAAATCAGCAGCTTCACGAGCCTTGGCTTCACGCTGTAATTCAGCCTCAAACAAATGCTCTAACCGCATCTGATAAACGCCGTCCTGCTCAAACAAGAATAGTTCAACGTGGTTACGGGTAAGCGGTGCAGCAAGTCCGGCTTTGTGGCTTTCCAGCTCCAGTTTTAACAGCCTGGTTTCAGTCTGCTGCTGCAACTGCAAATCGGCATTTACCCGCGCATCGACTTCGCCTTTGGCTTTAGACGACAATTTACCCGTACTGGTCAGCGTGGACAGATTGGCTAAGTCGTCAACCGTGGCGCGTTGAAACTCCTGAGTAATGCCTTTAGTCGTACCCTGCTCAACTAAATAAGCCTGAAGCGCTGCCAGAGCCTTAGCGCGGGTTTCATCTTCAAAGGTCTTGACCTGCACAGTCAGTTTAGTGCGAGCATCTAAAAGCAATTGCGCCAACTCTTTAACCTGAGCATTGAAAGCATCAACAGGGGCGGACGCTTCAGCAGCGACGGTCTTACCCCGGTTTTTGGCTTCGGTGGCCGCTTTGTTTAATTCGGTTGCCAATTTCTTAGCATCCGGCAAAGTTTCCAGCGTGACCACTACGTCATATTTTTTCAGTTCTTCGACAAAGTGCGCCCGAACTTCTGCGAAGTTACCTTCGAGGATCAAAGGCGTTTTAATGGTGGCGACTAATTCAGTTTGTGACATGGCTTTTTCCTTGTTTAAATTCCGAGTTAAATATAATGCAAGATATATATTGCCGCAAGTATTTTTTTTAAAATAAAAAGCCCGATGGTGGTCGGGCTGGGTTTTTAGTCATAGCAGTAAACATCATGTTTTTTGCAAAGCTCGTGCGCCTTCTGAATGTAGCGACTTGTAATTATTTCACCTTCGTACTTTCCAACGCACACCATGTGCTTTTCGCCTTTTCGGATCATGCCTTTTTTCTTTCTTAGGAGAGTAACAAGCAACCGTTTTTCTGCAAAAGAAAACCAGCTAAAATCGTCAAGCCCTGCAAGCCATTCGCATGACATGCAGGAATAGTCTTTTCTCGCTGTACGCTCAGTTGTTGATATGTGCTGATTCATATATCTCACCAAGGCCCGGACTCAGCCGGTCCAGTTAAATTTATGCTGACAACTCATTGCAGCGCTGAACGTATAACTGATATAGCTCTTCAAAGTCCACATGACCCTGAGGAAACTTAGCTTCTGAATCAGCAGCCCACTCGTTCAGGTCTTTTGCTGACTGACAATCAACCAGCCGATCAGCTTGCTTCTGTGCTTCTGGCGATAACACATGCGCTTCAAACTCTGGCGCATCTTCGACAGGTGCGGCTTTGGTTTTAGTCATTTCTTTCAGTGAAGTTTTTGACTTCTCTGGTTTGTTTGATGACGCAGATCCTGCCGGGTTAATTTCCTTTTCTGGTGGAATATCCATCAGCTCATCAGCAGTGTAAACGCCAAGGATTGCACCTGGAGCATAGGCGCGGCCCCAGTTCTTCACCTGCAAATAACCCATCTGTTGCTTAGGGTTTGTCTTCCAAAGGGGGCTATTTTTGGTGGTAATGTCAGAGATTTTTAGCCATTCATTCCAGACCACATCTGACTCACCAGCAGGTATTGCTCCGACACGACACTGCAGCGCGTTACCTTCGCCGTGGTATTCATAGTGGAATCGGCCAACGATAGCGCCAGATGATTGCAGGACAGCGTTAACAAGCTGCGCTTCATACCCTAAGTTTCCATTAACTACGTGCGTCTTTTGGGCCACTACAAACGGATCCATACCCCAACGCATAGACTGCATCACAACAGCCATGCAGTCAGACGGCTTGCCCTGAAGATGCTTAGGTGTGGTCACTGTTCCGGATGCCATAAGCTCAGCGAAGCGGTAAACCTGCCCCATTGATTGTGGGTTCAAAATCAGCGTTGCCGCATCTGTTTTGTATTCAACTAACTGTGTCATAGATCACCTTTTTATTTTACCCACTTAGGGCGTTGAAGCAATGAAACCCGATCAAGCCAATCGTCGTTTGTTTTGGCTTCGTGGTATTTCAGCAAAAGTTCGCGGTACGTGTTATAGCCATCTTCGCGCCAGTAGTCCGGCAGCTCGCGCACCGTTACAGGATAGCGCCCGATCTCCATCGTGGTACTGCAGAACAGAAAATGAAACTCTGGAGCATGGCCGAAGTGTTTTCGGTATACGTCAGAGTACATTGCATCTTGAACGTGATAACCCAAATCCTGAACCGATGCAGCCATCCGGTCAAACTGGCCTATGCTTTTCGCGTCAATAATGATGTGCCTGTCCTGAAACTGAATAATTTTATCGGGACGCACTTTGACCATTTCGCCAGTCTCAGCGTCAACGTTAAATATTGACGCCTCACAGATGCCGTCAGCCTCCAGGAATAACCGGGCTTTAGGGTGTGCGTAGCAGCTTTCCCGCATGGCCCTGATTTTCTTATTGTCTTCGTGCGTAATAATTATTTTGCCTTCGCCGCTCATTTCGTCCAAAAACGCGGCTTCTCGCTCGCGCTCACTTGGCTTGCGACGGTTAAATGGTGGAGCGACAATGTAGCGACTATCAAAATGTTCATATTCAAAAATGATGCAGTGAAAGGCGGTGCCAGTGTCAAAAGTCTTTAAAGCTTCTGGATCACGTTGAGCGTTTTTGTTCCACAGGAAATCGCACTCGCTATCCTGCAAGTACATCAAGTCAGACTTGCTGACACCTTCCTGGGCGCGATACCAGTCGTTAGGCATATCAAGGTACAAACCAGCGCCTTTAAACTCACCTGATGCAACTGGTGCTGGCATTTCCTCAAACTCAGGAATGTCAAAAAAATCCGGCGCATCAGCGAACATATCAAATGTTGGCGCATCGTCCTGCAACGACTGGAGCTTTACCAGCTGATCAACATATCCGGCCATAAGTTTCTGTTCAGCACTGATTTGCTGGTCGTAGTCACGGCGAGCTTGTGAACCATCACTCATCATCTGATGAGTTCGCAAGTCAGCAATCCGACTTTTGCACTTGTCGATTTTGGCCTGCAGTGAATTAACGGTTTCCATACTCGCCCCGCTTTATTGCTTTGCTGAACTGCTTTTCTTCTTCGGGTGTAATCATGTAATCAGATCTGTAATCTATTACCGCAAAGCCTAGCTGCTCACAAGCTTCTGAAAAAAACATGGTTGCTTTACCTGTATCAACTAAGTCTTGCATCAGTCGATAAGCTTTGATCATGGTATGCAGCTCAAGCAAAACCGCTGCGCGTTGTTCTGTGAATTCCATCATGCCACCACCTCGCGCTGATACTGCGTCAAAACATTGACGGAAATTGACACTACTTCCGGATTGTTAGTCTGAAATATTTGAACGGACGAATAATCCGGTGCGACACGAATAGCAAAGCCTTGACCAAGCTCGCCAGCTCTGATGATGTATTTATCTTCAAACTCTTTGCTTGGGTGTTGCTTCACAATTTGGCTCAGTACATCGGCAGTGCGGCGCTGCACTTTTGCATCAGTTTTCAGGTCGCGGCCATTAACGGCAGCAGATACACAGGCAAAGCGCAGCTGCAATAAAAAATCAGCTTCGGCTTTAGTTTTTGAGCGGTGGATGTTTTCTAATAACATGGCTATCTCCTTGTTGAGTTGAGTCAATTATTAACGTGGCAATATAATAATGCAAGTATATTTTGTGTTTGCTGAAATATATTTCATGGACTATCATGTGTAAAACAACAAAGAGGGTAAACCATGCTTCACCAAACAGCGTTAAACCATTTCAAAAACAACTCGTCAGCAATGGCGCGGGCGGCTGATACGACTTACCAAGGCGTTCACGGCGGTTGGGGATTGGTCGTGCCATGGCACAGAGCATGGCTTTTGCATGTCCGCACTGACGGCAAGCTGAAAGTCGATCTGAAATACTATGACGGCATTGAGATTAAGGAAGAATTCAGAACGGAGACTTACCACCAGAAGATCAAGAAAAAGCGCAAAGAAGCCGAAGTGAAGAAAGCCCCTTAATCGGGGCTTTTTGTTATTCAATAATCCTGCTGCAAGCTGTATCAAAGTGCTTCCTGTCCATTTCTATGCCAATAAACGATCTGCCCTCAAGCTTTGCAGCCAGTCCAGTTGTGCCGCTACCCATGCAGTTATCCAGCACCGTATCGCCCTCATTGCTGTAAGTTCTGATTAAGTATCTCATCAGGTCTGCAGGTTTTTGTGTCGGGTGAAAGTTGGCCTTCTGTTTATCGCTTTTGAAAAACTGGACGCTGCGCGGGTACCGCTCAGTACTCGAATAACTTGGCAGAGAAATATCTTTACCATAGCACTCTGAATTAACTACTTTTTTCTTGGCGGTCTTTAGTGGGTGGCCGCTTGTTTTTTGTGGGTTGTACGTTGGCAGCTTGCGATAAAAAACAAGTACTGACTCATGGGCCCGTAACGGCATCAGCTTTGCGTTAAAGAAGCCCGTAGCATTGCCTTTCTCCCACACCCAATCGTAACGAAATAGATCTGGTTTGCTCATAACCAACTGACTGGTGAAAGGTTGCGCAGCTGTAAGCACTATGGCTGCGCTCTCTTTTGAGACGCGCAGATATTGTTCCCACAGTCCCTGCTTTTTGTTTTGCTCAAAATAAGCGAAAGAAAAGCCTCTCTCTAACGCCTCGCTTAAGTAGTAAGTTTTTCCTCCGTATTTTATGTGCCAAGTTAAAGGAATTATCGAATCCCAAGCGCACATGGTCGTACCATACGGCAAATCAGCCAGAATTAAATCAACGGATCCTGTCGGTACCTTTTGTAAAAGCTCTAAGCAATCTCCGTGCATTAAATCAATCATCTGTATTCTCCAAAATACTAACCATCTGCTGAAACAGTAGATCATCGTCATTGTGCGGAACTGGACAACACAACCAGCCCGCACTAATTATTTCATTCTTTGCCCTTTCCGCTTCCAGCATGGCATCATGTTGCACGTTTAGGTGGTTGATAAGGTCACTATGGCGGTAAGCCGACTTTAATCGCTCAAAATGCGTTACAGTGCGAATCTTACCGTTTGACTCCTTCGACACCACCACCAGCACAAAAGCAAACTTAAAGCAGCAATCGCCTAATGCCTTGGCAACTGATGGCCCCACGGCGGCTGGTTTGCCATCTTTCAGCCTATAAGCCATCACCAAGCCGCTATCGTCGCCCGGTTTCATGCCAAAGACCAGGCCGGAAACAGCCGCTTCACTCTGGCGCTGGTAGCGCTTTATTGGATTGTGGGGTTTTCGTTTACTCATGTATCACCTATGTGTTTTTTTAACTACGAACTTTTCGTAGTGCTTTTGCAATAAATCCCGCTTTGGCAATCCAATGGCCGGATTTCCTTGTAAGCCGTCACGCCTTTGATGTTGGCCGCAAACCTTGCCAAAACATCATGTTCTTTGAATTTATCCGTCTTAACCCGGATCATTCTCATTCGGCAGCCCGGTATTGCTTGGCCGTTTGTTGGGGTGAATTCGCTCATTGGTCATACCTTTTTTTGTAAGCTTTTGCTGGCCTGCCTTCCTGTTTTACTTCTGGTAATCGCTTCGTATCAACAAACCGACTGAATGCAAGCTCTGGCTGCAGATAGGTTGAACCAGTCGCGCCAAGGCGCTGTTTGCTTATGATTATTTCAGTAAGCGAGTGATCTCCCCGATCGCCTTCGTAGTCTTCATCATGCAAAAACATAATGATGTCTGCATCTTCCTCAATCGAACCTGAGTCTTTTAAGTTGCTCATTTCAGGCCGTCCGGTTATTGCCCTATTTAACTGTGACAGAACAATGACAGGGCAGCCAATCTGCTTAGCTAAAGCCTTTAGCCCTTTGGTTACTGCACCAACACGCAAGGCCCTTGTTTCTCCGTCTGAGTGAACAAGCTGGGCGTAATCAACGACAATCAAGCCTATTTTTTTCAGCTTCATCAACATGCGTTTTGATCTGGCCTGAATTTGGGTTATGTGAAGACCCGGCCTATCGTCAATAATAAAATTAGCTTTGCGCCTGCTGATCACTTCTAAAGCATTACTAAACCGTCCAACGTCATGCGTATCACCAAGCGCGGCCCCAGTGTTTATTTTTGATAAATACAGGGATCCGAACCTTACAATGGATTTTTTAACCAGCTGCTTTCGTGACATTTCCAGAGAAAAAACCAATACGTTGTTAATTTCCTCATCAAGATAAGCCACGTTTTCAGCGATATTCATAGCCAAAGTGGTTTTACCCATTGATGGCCTTGCAGCTATGACGACCAGATCACCTGGCTGCATACCCGGTATCCAGTAGTCGATATTTTCAAATCCAGTTTTAAGACCTGTAACTTTCCCGCCAGCTTCATAGGCGATCTGCATTTCGTCTAAAACTTCATCAAGCACTTCGCCAGCGTTTTTTATTTCGTCCTTAGGTTCATCAGATCCAATTTGCGAAAGCTCATCAAGCACCTTCGACATTTTTTCGTCAAAGTCACCGGGGCCATACAAAATATCAGCAGCTGTATGAACCTTAGACCTGGCTGTTCGCATCACTGAGTTCTGTTTAACTATGTCGGTGTAACGCTTTATGTTGGCCTGGCCTGGCGTGTTTTTTGCCATTTCGCCAAGTCGAGAAAAAGAAATATCGACTTTATTCACAGTCAGCCAGTCTGAAACAGTCAGCAGATCAGCTGGTTGATTGCTGGCTATCAGTTCGCAAATTGCTTTCCATATTTCGCGTTGTTCACGAAAATAAAAATCATCAGGCCGCAAAACTTCCAGCGCATAGGTTGCCCCGTCTGTTTCATTGGCAAGCAGTAAGCCGCCAATTACTGACTCTTCAGCGTATAGGTTGGACAGGTTTTCCATCGTCTTTATCTGAGGAATGTCTTTCATTCTACTTTCCATTTTCTGCAATCCATTCGGCTTTGAAGCTCGTCATAAAATCCGGGTTATCTTCCCAGCGCTTGTTGTTGATGTACGTTGCAGCGTGAAGGTTGCTATAACCCAAAACCTCCTTCTGCTGACAGTCCATGTAATACTCCAGCATTAGGTTCATCCAGAACCTGCAAATGCCTTCTGGCTTTTTTGCCATGAACTTAGCAAATGCCTTTAACGCCGCCTGCTTACCCTGTTTGTACTTGTAGTGCTGCCAAAACTTACCAAAAAGATCATTGATAAATTCTTTGCTTGCAGCTGTCGGTTCCTTGGAATCGACAATAATATTTGGGTTAATAGGTTGTTGGGTTAATAGGTTAATAGGTAGCATACCGTCCGCATTGCATTCGGTATGCGTTTGCAATGCGTCCGCATTTTCTATGTCTTTGTTTTTACTCCATCTTTTTTCAGCTGCTATTCTGGCCTTATCTGACTTATCATAAATCTTATTTAAAGTAGTATCAGCTTTAGAGTTGACGTAACCATGATCAGTAAGAACAAAGAACTCACTCAATACGTTTGCAATGCTTTCGGTATGCGTCCGCATCCTTATCAGTTTTGCTATTTCTTGATGGCTTTTTGGCAATGGCATTTCTTTCAGATAATAAAGATCAAGCATACGCCTGTAAGCTAAATCCTCCATATCATCCAGATGCGCCGTATCGCGCATATAGTCGCCAATGTTGAACGTGTAGTAGTGCATATGGATTACCCGCTCAGTTAGCTTTGCCTTCCAAGTAATCACACAAAGGCTTCAAAACCTCATAGCTCGGATTGCTGCGGGTTCCTTTTGCAATTGCCGCTAAATTGGCATAACCGATCCCGGTTCTACGGCTAACTTCTTTCAGGTTTCTGTCTTTCAGTTTATCTCTGATTTCTTCTAAGCTAAGCATTTAGCCTCCTAATGGTAAATTAAATTGCGCTGACAGTTGACATAGTAGGAGCGATTGCCGATACTGTCAACGTAGATTTTCACAACAGGACGGGTAAAGATGAGAAAAGACCAATCAAAGAAAGCCGCGATAGCGCTACTTGAGGAAATTATTACTGCTGGCGAAGCCGCAGTAATCCCTTTGGATATGCGGCAGTGGATTCTTGAAGAAAACAAATGCCGCACGGCCTGCTGTATGTGCGGTGATGTTGCGATTGCAAGAACGCCCAATGATGATACGGCTTACTTAGTGGCTGATAGCTTTGCTGCTGAGCTTGACGATGCTATAGCTGAAGTTTTTGGTGTTAGTGAGGAATTTTCGGCTGAATGTATCTATGGTTTTGAAGCAAAAGCAAGATTAGCTTCTGCTGAAGAAAGTGATATTTTCCAAACTCAAGAGTTGACCCATTCGCACTTGACTACAGATCATAACGACAGAGCGATAGCGCATGATTTTGTCAGGCTAATGATCAATAAGGTAAATACACTTTGACCAACCTCTGCAACCTACCCGACAGCGAGCGCCAGGCCATTGAAGCCGAAAAGACGGCGCTGTTCTGGCTGTGGCAGATGAAGCAGGGGATTATTACTAAGCAGCAGGTGCACCAGCGCTTGCAGGATATGAAACCAGAGCCGCGAGAATTGACAAGAGCGGCACTTAATAAACATAGGTGAGATATGAAAACGATTAAAGATGCAGTGATTGATCATAACGGAAAGTGGTTAGGAGAGAGTGAGGGTAGTAAGCTTTATCGGTGGAATGATTTATGGATATTCAGCTCTAAGGTTTACCCTGGTTATAAGTTGATATGTGACCAGCAAGAATTTGAAGAAGAAGCCAAAGAGCTAGGTTTCATCAACGGCTATCGTTGGGGTGTAGAGTACCCAACTAATGGCAATCGGCCTGATTTGGCAGATGATATAAGGGTTTGTTGCTTCAGCATGGGTGATGTTTGGTACGAAGAAGATCTAATGACCGAATGGAATTGGAGCTGGATTGCCAAATTCAAAATCACCGACCCACGCTACAAGCCAGCCGATACAAGCTATCTGAATGCGCCAAGTCAAGAACAAAGCTTAACGCATAGCGAAGAAGGGTTAACGCATAGTGAGTGGTACGACTACGAAAACCAGAAGGCGCTGCGGTTGCCGCCTGTTGGAGTTCAGTTTGATGGTTATTGGCCAAAAGATGATAAGCCAAAATGGAGTAAAGGTATTGTTGCATATTCATCAAAAGAACATTTGATTTTAAAGTTTGATGACGGAGAAGAAAATTATTATCACAGCACTGACATTGAAAAACAAAAGCCACAATTCCGCCCACTAGACCACGCCACGCGCAAAGCTGAACTGGAGAAAAGCAAGTTTATTGAGGCTGCGGAAGCGGCATTTAAAGCAACTGGCTTTGATAAGTTAACCGACTTTGGATTTTTATTTGATGCCGGATTTCGTTTGCCGGAGCAATCAAAATGAGGGGAGAAATTCCGGCACCGCCACGCCCAAAAGATTGGCCAAATAGAGAGCAAGAGCAAAAGTTTACCTTAACCATGCCACCAAGCATCAACAGCTATTACCGCAGCCTAGGCCGTGGCAAGGTGGTTATCTCTGAAGATGGTCGAGCCTACCGCAAAGCCGTGAAAGATGCGCTGTTAGTTCAGCGCGTCAAATACGTGACAGGGCGAATTGGGTTAGAATTGGAGTTGTGTTTTGGTGATAAGCGAAAGTCGGACTTGGATAACCGCCTAAAAAGCCTCCAAGATGCTTTACAGAAAGCAGGGCTATTTGAGGACGACAGTCAGATAGATTTGTTAATCGTCCGCCGTGGCGAAGTCAAAAAAGGCGGATTGGTCAATGTTACAATTTGGAGTTTGCAAAATGACAACTGATTTAATAAATCAACAGCGCGATCTGATAGCAGAGTTAACGGCTCAGCGCGATAACGCATGGCAAGAGCTTCGAGAAGTTCGTGAAGCGATTAACGTTAATCCAGAAGAATCGACGGCTGATGAAGTGCGCAGGATTGCGGGGCAGCTTGTCGCAGTGAAACAATCAGGCGGTACAGGTCAAAGCCCTTGCGCTAAGTTTTGTGAATCAGTGGCGCTGAGTAAAGACTTTAAACGGCTTGAGCGCGAAAAGGCTGAGTTGGTGGCGCAGGTTGAAGCTTTACATAACAAGCTTGGCAAAGCATTAGATATTGCCGAAACAGGCGCTGTAAATAACTGGTATGCAGAAGGTGAAGATATCTGCTGGATTAACGATGAACTGAAAGAACATCAGAAAGGAATTCCAAATGCAACCCAACACCTAAACCAAATCAAGGCAGATGCTGTTCGAGGGCTTTTGGCGTCCAACATTGGGCACGGCACAAGTCGCGGAGTTGTTATCAGTGCCGACCTTATTGAGCAATACGCCGCATCCATAGCTAAGGGGGAGTGATGGCGCTAACGCCTAAGCAGGAAAAGGCCGCACTGGAATACGCCACAGGTGTTGATGCCGATGGTAAGCCGATAGATAAAAGCGAGGCTTACCGCAGGGCGTACAACACAAAGTCAATGTCTGATAAAACCCTGAACAACAAAGCCTATGAGCTGTTTGAGAACGGGGAGATCAAGGCGAGAGTGACAGAGCTGCAAGCAAAGGTTGAGGAAAAATGCGTTGTTGATGCGGCTTATGTCCGTAATCGCCTTTATGAAATTGACCAGATGGACGTTTTAGACATTCACAATGATGATGGTTCAATCAAGCCAATTCGTGAGTGGCCGAAGATTTGGCGTCAGTATCTGTCTGCAATCGAAGTATCAGAGGTAATGCAAAATTCTGGTGATGACAGTCAGGTTGTTGCTGTGCTGAAAAAGATTAAGTGGCCTGACAAAGTGCGGAACTTGGAGCTGCTAGGAAAACTAACATCAGTCGGCGCATTCTCTGAAAAAGTTGACCACACCAGCTCAGACGGCAGCATGACGCCATCAAAGAATTTCACCGCTGACGAATACGTCAGGGCGCAAGCAAAGCTATCGGGGGAGCTGAAAGGGCTTGACTAAAGTGCTATAATTTATTTGCGGCTAGAACGGCCATTCGAAAAGGGTATTCGCTGCCCCTGCCGCAAACTTCAAGCGATTAACTATGCGAGGTTATAATGAGCTTTAAATCATCCAGAAAAGAGGCTAAGTCTGTAGGCGATATGTTTTACTTTACAGGTAAAAAGTGCGTTCGGGGCCATATCGACAAAAGAAGAACATCAACCGGAACTTGCATTTCTTGCAGCTCAATTCTAAACAGCAGATACACCAGAGATTCAGAGCAAAGAAAATCCTACATGAGAGAATACTTAGTAAAGTATCAAAAGGAAAATCACGCCTCAGTCAGTTTAAACAAAAAAAAGTATGCACAAAAAAACATAGAGAAGGGCCGGGAAAGATCCAGAAAAAGACGCATAGAAAATAAGGATTACTATTATCAAAAATGCGCAGAGCGTAGGGCGAAGAAGAAAAAAGCAATACCGCTATGGTTTGACAAGGGTGCCGTCAGTAAGGTTTATGCTATGGCTTCAAAGTATGGATTTGAGGTTGATCATGTGGTGCCGATAACCAGTGAGATTGTTTGCGGATTGCATACATGGGAAAACCTGCAGTTGCTTAACAGATCTGAAAACGCAAAAAAACTTAATGTTTTTTGGCCAGATATGCCAGGTGATTTATGAAAGAATGGGGAGACATGACTTTTGTAGAAAGGCTGGCAATTAAAGTAGCTTCTGAAAGGTCTTTTTTAAACTTCACCCGTATATGGTTTGAAATACTGCAGGGCGATAGATTTATTGTTAATTGGCACCACAAGATGATTGCTCATGAAATAGATCAAGTTGTTGTTGGTGGCAGGCATTCAACTAATTTGGCGATCAGCTTACCTCCTGGAGGAACCAAAACTGAAACCATATCAATTCACCTTCCTGCTTATACGAATATGCTGGTTCAGACTCAGAAGCTAAGGCGTTTTAGGAATTTAAATATATCCTATGCTGATAGTTTAGTTAAAAGAAACAGCCGGAGAACAAGAGACATAATAGCCAGTCGAGAATTTCAAGAGCTTTGGCCGTGCGCCTTTGGCGTCAATCAAGCTGAAGAATGGGACATTGTAAATAAATTTGGAAAGGTTGTTGGGCAGACTGTCAGCCGCGCTATGGGTGGTCAGATAACTGGCGGTAGGGGAGGTTTTTTTGGTGATGAATTTAGTGGGGCTGTTATATTGGATGATGCCTTGAAGCCGGAGGATTGCTTTTCCCAGGCTAAAAGAGAGGCGCACCACAGAAAGCTTGTAAACACAATAAGGTCAAGAAGGGGTGATAAATCAAAGGATCATCCAACACCTTTTTTTGTCATACAGCAGCGATTGCACATAGATGACACCGTTGGGTTTTGCTTGCGCGGCGGGATGGGCGTTGCATTTAAGGAAATAAAAGTTCCTGCGCTTATTGATGAACAGTACATAAACAGTTTGCCAGGGCCAATTCAGGCTGAGTGCTGGAAATCAATATGGGGAAGCGATAGCCGAATTATTGGAGGCGTTGAGTGTTGGTCTTACTGGCCAGAAATGGAACACATAGATCAGCTTTTAGAGCTTAGGGAAAGAGATCCCTACACTTATGCGAGCCAGTACCAACAGGCGCCAATCAAGCTATCCGGCAACCTGGTCAACACAGACAGCTTTGGCCGCTACTCAGCGTTACCACAGCTTGTCTGGATGGCGGTTTATGTCGATACAAATTCAGGCAAGGTAACAGACCGTAACGACTTTACAGTCTTTACCCTGTGCGGCCTTGGCGTTGATGGAAAGCTTTACATCATAGAAATAAAGCGCGGCAAGTGGACACCAACAGAGCTGTTACGTGAAGCAAAAGAGTGCTGGAACCGCTGGCGCTCAATGTCGCCACCTGACCGCAAAGTCACATTGCGTTACATGAAGGTCGAAGATAAGCAGGCCGGGCAAGGTTTAATTGCCGACTTACAGAAAGAAAACAACATACCAGTTCAACCAGTGCAGCGCGGTCAGGGTCAAAATAAATACGTCCGGCACTGCAACTGTGAGCCAAAAATCACTATGCGAAAGGTGATGATACCGGAAACATACGACGAAGAAGGCAACCGAATTGCACAGTCAAAATGGGAGTGCGGCACACCCGCAGCGCCCACTGATTGGGTTTTACCATTCCTTGCTGAGTGTGATGCGTTAACAGTCGGCATTCTCATGGACTCAGAAAGCGGCTATGATGATCAATACGATACTTTGATGGACGCCATAGACGATATGCTTGACAGCAGCAGCGTCAGAAACTACGGGGCTTTACTATGAACTTTAAACGATTCAGGGACGGTTTGGCTAATATAGTCAACCAGCTGGCTAACCGAAGAAACCCGGCAGCGCAGAACGTGCAAGAAGCTGAGAAGATGAGCGACAGCGAAATGCGCAGCTTCTTCCGCACTGGCATGGGTCAGCGGATTATAGGGCTAAAAGGCAGTCAGGCTCTAAACGATACCATTCAGTTTAAGAATGACGCGCAAAAGGAAAAGTATGATGAACACTTAGCCGACTACGTGAAAGAGGCCGTGGGCTACATGCTGGGCTTTGGTCGGGGAATTATTGTCATTATTGAAGGAAACAAAGAGCTTGAGGATCCGCTTAGTGCTGAGATTGATTGGTCACTGCCCGGTACCAAAATTGAAGTGTTCAGCGGTGACATGGTTTTCTGCCCGACTCCAGATATTGACCTGAGAAGCCCGCGGTACAATAAGCCAAAGTTCTACTCTGTGCGCGGCTACCAGATCCACCATAGCCGGGTTACTGATTTTAAATACGTGAAGCCGCCAGAGCTCAACCTTCCTCAATATCAATACGGCGGTGTATCAGAGTTTGAGCTTATCCGTGAGCAGCTAATCAATGACGGCATTATTCAGCGAGCTGGCGGCCGTATAGTTGAAATTAACTCAACCCTATTTCATAAGGTCAAAGGCTTCAAAGATGCCATGCAGATGGGTAACGATGAGCAGATAGTGAAGTACGTTTCTTCACTGGCCGACATTCGCGGCATTTACGGTGATGGCATCATAGATGCTGAAGACGATGTGATCGAAGTGTCGCAAGCCCTGACTAATTTGCCAGAAGTAAACATGATGAGCCTTAGCCGGATTTCACTTGTTACAGGTATTCACTTAATCGCCCTTGCTGGTGAAAGCCCTAGTGGATTAAACGCTGACGGCTCAGGCGGCAGAGCTGTTACTCAGGACACCATTGAAAGCCTGCAGAGTAATTACATTGTTAAGCCTTTAAAAGAGTTCTGCAAAGTCATGGGGCTTGACGATGTGAAGTTTAAAGACAACCAGGGCGGCACTGCCAATGAGCGTATGGACTACGAAACAAAAGCCATTGATAACGCAGTGAAGCTGGCAACGCTTGGCGAAGACTACGGCAAGTACCTGGACGAAAAGGACGTAATAAAGCCGGATCCAATGTCAACCTGGTTCCCTGAGGTAACGGACGATGAAGCGTGAACTTACAGCATCAAAGCCGATTGAAATAAAATCAGGAGCCGCGACCAAAACGCAAGAGCGCGAACTGTCTGACGTCATGGAATTCATGATTGACCAGATAAGCAAGCGCTTTCGCAATACTGCCATCAATGGCATCCAGGCTGCTACGGTTGAGAAGTTTGCTGATGCTGATGATTATGTCGAGCTGGTGCATGCTACGCCGCACGTTCACTTTACTGACCATGTTGAATATCGGCATTATGACGAATATGGCAACGAGCTTTCAGATGGTGACAGTGCAGAATCTGCAAAGGTTGTTAAGCATGAATTAAAAAAACCGCACACAACCTACACCTACAGCCTTGGCCGCATAAAGATTAAAGATGCTTTATCAGGCTATCGATTCAAGGACGCGCAGCTAGGCAACTATGCCGCCATATTCCTAAAGCTGGCCGGTAAAGTTACCCGTATGATAATGCGCCAGTTTGACGATAAACGGCTTGAAGAAATGGTTTCAGGCATTCTGGATAAGGTCGACGTTAGAAGCCGTGACCAATTCTACAGCCGGATAGAAAGTGCTATCGGAATCAGCAGCAAAGAGCTTTCGGCAACTGAGGGCATGAAAGCTACCACCAACGCGCTGAAGCTCCAGACCGCCGAATGGGTGAAGAAGCTACGTGATGAGACTTTAGACGAATACACGGCCAATACGCTTAGGGCTATGTCATTGGGGAATGGTCTTGACGGCATTCTTGATCAATATGATGGACTGGTCGAAAAACGAAAAGGACATGCACGCTTCACAGCCCGAAACCAAATCAACAATTACAACTCTGTCAGCACTAAAATCAGGGCTCAGAACTTGGGGATAACTCAGGCTGTTTGGGTTACTGCTGGTGACGAAAGGGTGAGGCATAGCCACGAGGTTAGGGACGGCAAGACATTTGATCTAGACAAAGGGCTTTACAGCTCTGTTGATGGCAAGTGGCTGCTGCCCGGCACTGACTATAACTGCAGATGTACGTCAACCTACGTGATACCTGAAAGCGAATAGGGCGCTATGCGCCCTTTGTTAGTGATTTGATCCAGTCTTGCAGTTCTCGCAACTGTGGCGACCAGTATGCGCTTTCCGCATAGGTGAATAGCGGCGGGTAGTCATGCTGTTTGCGCTTAATGAATTGCTCGGCAGCATCCAGTGTCAGGTGAGTAGAAACCACTTCATCAATTTCTTGCATATACACTTTTCTAAGCCCATCCGGCAGCTCTGAGCAGTCAAATTCAAAGTGCTCAAGAATTATCTGCTCTAAGTCTGACTCCTCATCCACATAATCTTCAAACTGTTCTCGTATCCAGTCGGGATAATATTCAGCTAAGTGTTCAGCCAAATCTTCGTTATCCTGACCTTCTGACCACTCAACGCCTTCAGGGCCGACTATTTCAAACAAATCGCTACTATAATCTTCTGCCGTAACATATTTTCTTTTGCAGCGAACTTGATAGAACGGGTGAGCAGTGCATCGGCTTGGCTGTTCATTTAGCTGCTGTGAAAGCTCCAGCAAAAAGCTTGGTATTTCAGTTATCACAATCCTTCTCCTTATTTTTAACCTGAACCACCACCCCAAACTCAAGCAGCTGAACCCGCATTTGCTCTGCGATTCCGCACAGCTCTTTTGGCGTAAGCTGATGGCCGTTTAAAGTTACGCCAAACATTGGCGCAAACTGATGTTCCCAATATACAAAGCCTTTATCCATGGCATTCACCATCCTTCATCAGCGCTACCCTGGCTATTTCGCAAGGGTTATTCCTGCGGCTGTATACCAGCACTTCATGCTGATTTTCGTCGTGCATCAAGCGGGGTTTTGCTTGTGCGATTTCTCTTAGTGCAGCTGCAAGATTATCTTTCTGAGCAGTTATGCGCTTCAGCTCTTTTTGCAGCAATTCAATTTCTGTCGTGCCCATAAATCACCTATTCAACCTAATTTAGTTATGTGTTAACTGATTTAGAAAACCAGCTTCGGAATAAATCATAAACCCAAACATATATTCCCACAAGATAAAATATTAATTTATTTTGTATTGACGTGATGGTATTGCGGGTTTATATTTGCGTCTGAGTTGATTGGTGCTGACATAGCGAGGCTGTCAGTTAAATGAGGCGTAAATGAGGAACTAACAGCCAATCAAGCTCAAGACAAGTTGCCGCAGCCGCGGTGCAGTTTATTGGTTAGGTGTTTGTGGTGGAATGGGAACATACCTGTGAAGCTAGCAGGTGATTGCGGGTTCGAATCCAGCCAAACACCTAAGCTAATGAGCTGTTAAGTATGACACCTACCGCGTGAGAAAACCTGTTGCGGAGAGTCGCCACGTAAGGAAGTGAAACAGCATCAGTTGAGTTTGGCGTGATCGGCCAATGCAAGACTGATTCAGCTTATTCAGTCAACTGCAGGACTGCAAAACCGCAGTGAGTTTTCACGGATCAATGAGGCGGCCCCGTGAAAGCCGATCCCGCCTAAAGCCCAAACAGTGTTTCGCTGGTTCAAGCTTCATGCAGGCTGGAAGGTCTGCCACGAATAACCTAAAAGAGCTGCCGCCCACGCTGTTTGTGGAGCCATAGAACTGGAAGTATCACACGGTTTATTGGTAGGCAATGTGATGCTATAAGTGTGAGTTATCACTTCACCCGACGCCAATAGAGCGCCCCTGTACGATGGTAAGCAGGAATATGTAACCCGCACCTTAGCCATCAGGCAGCCATACCGGCGGCAGTAGAGATACTGCCAGCTTACCAGGAGCATTCCATGTTCAACAAAGGTTGGTTTGAAATAGAACAAGATTGGGGTTTAGACCCATAACAAACAAAGCCCCTAATCAGGGGCTTTTTCTTTTGGCTCATCCGGTGGCGGTTTAGCCTGTCAGCGCAGAGTTAAGCGCCAATAGTTTGACTATTGAACAATTCTGTTATACTAATCCTGTGCGAACTATTGGGGCAGTTATGCGAGTTACATTACAAGACAGATCCGCCGTTACCTGGGACAGTAAAACAAAGACCGCTATCAGCGTCCGTGATGGTGTTTTAGGGTATTACGGCGCAGAAATTGGCATGGAGCCAGCTGATAAGCTTTTCACTGTTTACCGCAGCCCGGCAACTATTGCTAACGTGGCCGCTTTGATGTCCGGATTGCCTCTGACCAATAACCATGTGGAAGTTCAGCCGCACGTTGATGAATCTGAAATTGTTGGCCAGGTTCAATCGGCTGACATGATTGACATGATTGACAGCGAAACCGCCTCAACACTGGCCATACGCAATTCAGTTACACTTTCAGACGCAATCATGGCCGAAGTCGAAGAAGGTAAGCGCGAGCTTTCCCTGGGCTATGACGCTGACCTTGTAGAGCATGACAAATACGACTTTGAACAACGGGGAATTATCCCTTATCATCTAGCTGTCGTTGAGCAGGGTCGGTGCGGCCCACGCTGCCGATTCATTGACCACAAACAACAGAAGGGTTTACCCATGAAGAAAAATAAGCTCGCCTTGCTTATTGCAGCTATCACTGCAAGCAAAGGCTTTAAGGATGCTGACGGTGAATCAATCACTGTCGAGCAGATCGCAGAATTAGCTGTTGCACTGCCGGAAGCGCTGAAGTCTGCGCCACTGGAAAAGCTCCAGGAAATCTGGCCAGCGCTGATGGAGCTCATTAACATGAGTAAAGAAGCTGGTGTCGAAATGGAAGGTCTGGCCGAAGTCGTAGAAGAAGTAACGACAACTGAAACTGAAGTAACCGACGAAGAAGGCACAGATCCAGAAAAAGAAAAAATGGCTGTGACTGACTCCAAAGCATTTAAAGACGCTTTACAGAAAGCCACTGACGCAGCTGTAAAACGCCACTCAGCCGTTGTTGATAAGGCCAAAGACTTCGTGGGCGAACAGTATTCATTTGCTGATAAGTCAACGAATCAGGTTATCCGTGACGCTTTGGCTTCACAGTATGGCAAGCAGAAGTTTGCAGATTCAGAACTGGATCTTGCGTTCAAAATGCTGCGCAAGCAAACAAACAGCTTAGCTTCTTTCGGTGACGAAAAAGGCAAAGAAAAATCAGGTTTGGCCTCCAAGGTCAATGCTTTAGTTAACCAAGAATAAGGGGCTGAAAATGGCTTTTACTAATACCGTTCTGGAACAAATCCCAGACTTACCAGCGGGTGAGGTTATCGCTTCATCCCCGCACTGTATTGTACCTTTTGACAATTTTGAAGATCAGCTTGTGCCAGGTAAGTTTGTAAAACTGGACACTGGCCGTATTGATAACATCGACGGTTCTGCCACGCCTAAAATCGTGGGTATTTCACGCCGTAAAATTGCATCAGCTCTGGACCAAGTCAACTACCGCACCGCTGCAAGTGGTGCGATTGCTCCTGATTCATGCGCTGAAGTTATCAACTTCGGCTTTGCTTCTGTTGAAGTGCCAAGCGGTGTTACTCCTGCCAAATACGGCGCTGTATACGCTGTGAATGCTGCTTCTTCAGGTGCTAACTTTGGTCGCGCAACAACTGTTTCCACTGACAACGTAGCAATCCCTGATTGTATCTTTTGGGAGCCTAAAGCCGATGGCGTGTGGCTTGTACTGTTTTCTCGTTATGTGACTGGAGCGTAACAAATGAATAAGAAGCATGTTTTAGCCCAGCGCGTTAAGACTTTCAATCTGCAAAGCTTTGAAGATCGGGCCGCTGAAGCGCGTCAATTTACTGACGCTGGTGGCGTTATTCTGGCGCGCAACTTGGAGCATATCAGCCCTGAGATTTTCACCCAAGAATACCCGGGCATGATGTTCTTGACTCGCGGTATCGAAGTGAACAACGAAGGTGGTTACGCCGATGCAGTGAAGAAAATCAAACTGCAGATTGATGGCGACTTTGTATCATCAGGCACCAAAACCAATGGCACTGGTAAAATCACTCTGTCCGGTCAGGACGATGTGATCACGACCTTCACCATTGAAGCGAACTCTGACTGGTCTGAAGTTGAGCTGAAAAAAGCGGAAATGGGTAACGTGAATTTGCCTTCTCGCTTTATGGATGCACACTTCGAGCGCTACAACCAGACGCTGGACAACCTTGGTTATAAAGGCCGTTACAACTCTGCCGGTACGTTAATCACTCCAGGCCTGCTGACTTACACAGGTTTTGACTCCGCTAACGCATCAGGCGCAGCCTCAACGTTAACAGGTGTTGAGCTGTACGACGAAATCGCAGGCCTGATTAACCGTCAGTGGACTAACGTTTTTAACAGCGAAACTTATAAAGCCAGCAACGTTGATATGCCTATCGGTGTTTATAACCTGTGCATGTCTTTGATCCTGAACTCAGCTGGTTCTGAAATGTCAGTGCTGAAGGCTCTGCAGGTCAATTTTCCGACTGTTAGTTTTGGCGCTACTTTCCAAGCTGGTGATGCTGGTTCAGGCTCAACAACTGTTGCATACACGACTAACCGCCGTGCGCTTCAGTTCCGTGTGCCTGTGCCTCTGCAGCTGTCTAGCGTTGACCAGCGCGGCTTTAAGTATTACATCGAAAGCTTCGCCTCACTGGCTGGCTTAGACGTAATCGAAGACGGTGCAGCAGCTTATCTGAAAGGTCTGTAACAAGTAACATGGCCGGGCCACGGATGGCCCACTTTACAGGGTTTAATTTATGTCACAGTTATCCGCATTACGTAACCGCGCCGCTGAATTGGGTATTGCCTTTGATCAGCGTTGGGGTGAAAACAAGCTGGCCGGCATCATTGCTGCCAAAGAAGAAGAATTGGGCATTGTGTCAGAGCCAATGGCAGAGCCTGAACAAGACCCAAAACCAGTTGCGGAGCCTGAAAAGGTTTTCGAGCAAGTGCAGGAACAGCCAGAGCTTGAGCAATTGGAAGCGGCTGACACAGGCACTACCTATAAGCCTGACGCACAGCAGGAGCCGACACAGGCCGAAGCTGTTGCAGAACCTGATTTTGATGCTGAATCGCTTAAAGTGAAAAACATCAGCCCAAACCCGATGACAATCGGCTTTATCTTTAAAGCAAAACCTGGCTTTACTGTGACACTGACCGGTAATCAGTTAACTGATAAGCTGCGTAAGAGTATTGCGTATGGCGTTAAGCTTGGTTTGATGGAGCTGGTTTAGATGGCACTGATTGACGACTTTAAAACGCGCTTTCCTGAATTCGCTGATTCAGTCGTTGATCAGTATATTCCTATTCTTGAACCTGTTTGGCCGTGCTACTACGGCCGTGCGTATGTCGAATGCAACAAAGAAGCGATCTTAAACCTTATCGCCCATTTGATAACGATTAACAGCAGCGCCAGCAGCGCGCCAGCCAAAGACGTTGCAAGCAAGTCTGTTGGCTCTGTGTCGGTCAGTTATGTGGCTACACAGTCAGCATCAGAGCTGTTTACCTTTTTCAACTCGACGAAGTACGGCCAGTTTTTCTGGTTGCTTACCTCGCGCTTTCGTGGGCCTCGTTTCGTATGAAGCCAGCCGACTTTCTGAAAATGACTACGGCCTATCTGAACCAAATGGAGCAGGCTAAAAAGTCAGTTGTGAAAGTTGGGCTTCCGATTGAAAAAGTAGGCTCAAAGATTTATGGCCCTGGGCTGACGATTATTACCGTGGGCGCTTGGCATGAATATGGATTTGGCAATAACCCTGTGCGCTCATTTCTTCGGGTTCCGTTTGCCAAGAACAAAAAAAAGATAGATGCGTTTATAGCAAAGCAGTTCAACGACGTTTGCTTTAAAGGTGTATCGGTCGATAAGGCATTAAACCTTGTCGGCATATTTACAACTAACATCAGTAAAGACGCTTTCAAAACTTCAGCCGATGGCGAATGGCAAGCTAACGAGCCAGAAACTATTAGGCGCAAAGGAAGCAGCAAGCCACTGATTGACACTGGCACACTGAGAAATTCTATTACATGGTCTGTAGCGGGGGTTTAATTTGCTGCCTGATATGTCCGACACCCTGCGCGAGTGGGAAATAAATAACAAGCTGAAGACGGTCACAGAAACTACGGTTAACTTTGTAAAAACCAGAGTTGTGACGGTTGCTGATCTGCTTGCTGTTGTGCAGCCAGCGGAGAAGGAAAAAATTAATCCAGACATTCTGGCCAGGTCGTTTAATATCGTGCCATTCAGTACCAAAGTGGTGCTGTCGGCCTGTAGTGCAATTACTGCCATATCAGTACCCCTTAGCGGTTAAAGTTAATTACAACGTCCACAGACTCAATAGCGCCAGCGAACTTGATAGCGTGTTGAATCACCGTAGACTTGCGAGCGTCACGGTCTGCCTGCGATTGCTCAGGCAGTGGGCCAGCCAGCCAGTAGAAGCCGTTTTGTTCGATGTTGCGCAGGAACGTCTGTTGATCACCGAATGAGTCAGGGCTTAGCCAAGTACCCGGCGCAATAAATGCGGCCCGTACATACTGGCGGCTTACCTTCTCAAAGTTATCAACCAGAGAATTCATGCCCGGCGTTGTCTGTGGAATTTTGGTAGAAGTACCGCGCAGGAAGTTAAACCCGCTAGTCTCGCAAGCATCCACATAGCTGATCAGGTTGTACACATCATCCATTGGGCTGTTCTTGTTGCTCGACAGAACAACAGGCACATCTTTAATGGTGGTGTAAATATCCAAGCCAACAGCAGTTGAAAGGGTTGGGCTTTACTATCCGGGTAAGTCAAGCTGCGTTATGTGTCCGCACCTAAGCAAATCAGAGCTTGAAATGTTGCAGTCAGAATACCCAGATATATTTATTCGGGTGTTAAATATCGAGTCTGTTTATCGAGAAACGCAGATGACGCCTGAAAGCTCAACTATTGGATTGTGCAGGGGGAAAACTATTGCCATGAAAATGGCTGAGATTTTTTGTGATCCATTTGAAAATCAAAAGTGCGGAGAATGCAAATGAGTATGCCAAAGCAAATATTTTTAGAAGCGTTACAAATTTCCGCAGAATATGCAAGGCTTGATGAAATAAAGGTTAACAAAAGAAACTTACGAGAAATGGACAGAATGACTGAGATAGTGCGAAGACTTGAA